AATACATTCGAGTTAGCTATAACGTCAGTTCCTAATGTAGAATCCTTAGTTTTTACGGTAAGTAATCCCGTAGATAAAGCCGATACTGTTAAAGTATAGAAACCGTTTCCGTCATCAGAAATAGCTGATATTGTACCCGCAGAAGTATTAAAGTCTGCTAAAACAAGTCCTTCAATATCAGTAATTCTATCAGAAGATAAAACCGCTTTAACTTTTAAAGTAACATCTCCTGAAGCTGGAACAACTGCTCCGTTTGCATCAGCAAAAGAAAACTCAACTCCGTTAACTCCTGTTATATTAGAAATTGGAAAAGCGTTAGCTGCTTCAACAACTGCGTAAGTAGAATCAATTTGAGTTCTATCAGTCAATTGAAAAGTAAAAGTTTTCTTTTCAGTTTCAGTTGCCGTAGCAGGAGTTGTAATTGCTGCTAAAGTTTGACCCGCTGTAAAACCTGTAAAGTCTCCGTTTCCGTCTACTGCAAATTTCCAATTTCCGTTTACGTCTCCAAGAACGTAGTTAATGTTTCCAAAACCTGTTAACTTAGCCATTTCCTTGTAATATTGTTGACCTTTTTTCATTGTCAAAGAATATTTAGGAAGACCTTTAAGCGTTAAAGCTTCAACTCCTAATGGAGAAGTTTCTAAAGTATCTTCAGACATTGTTGGTTCAGAAGAAAAAGCATCCATAATAGGTATAATCTCTCCTTTTTGAACTAAAGCCTCAATAACCGATAAAGTTAATTCTGTGTTTTTTCCTATTACAGTTCCTTTAGCAAATCCTAAAGCGTGAATAACAAGACCAAAGGATATATCACATCCTAAGTCACCCGTGTTTATTGCCTCACCTCCGCAACCTGCGGATTTTGAAGCTATTGTATTTATTACTGCCATTTTATTAAATTTTTATTAATTAGTGAATTTTCTTCGTTTTGCTTACCTTCAAAAGAATCTCCTATTTTATATAGAACTCCCTTAAAAGTAAACTGAACAATAGCGATTGCTATTTTTCGTTTTTTAACAACCTTCTTTTTTTTAGTTACTGCCATAGCTTATTGTGTTTAAACATTTTAAATTAGAATTAAACCTTATATCAATAGTAAGGCTAATTGCATCCCATAAATCAATAGTACCGTTCTTCTCGCTTTCAGCAGAGTAGTTTGGGAGTTTTAGTATTTTCCAATTATCTCCAATCCTACTTGTTGCATTTGATACGGTAAGTCCGTGTATAAGATTTTCGGTCAAGGGTTGTAAAACAAGGTCGAAAGAAGTTTTGTATCTTTCATTATTAAACAACGACTGTCTCGTTTCTCTTGTTGCGATTATAAAAGAACATTCTTTTGTTAAGTCTTGACCTAAAGTACCTTCATAATTATCAGGAGAAGGTAGTAACCATATTAACGGGTACGAGTCTTCCTTCATAACTTGAACGTATCTATTTAGCTCATCCTCGTCTCCCCAGTGAAACTTTGGTTTAGAAAGTATTTCTGAGTTAATTTGAATAGCTGGAATAGTTGCTATAATGTCCCTTATAGTATGTTCTGATACAATCATATACCAAATGAATTTTGTTCTGCGTAAAATTTAAAAGTAAAATCAGGAAAAGCGGGTGCAAAAACAGCTGGAATAACCTCATATCCTGTTCCAGCTTCTAATGTTGCTGTTTCAGTTAATTTAGTTTCGTCTAGTGTTAAAGTAGCGTTTACATCTCCTCTAGGAATTGTTAAAACATCTAATGCAGTATAACCTGCTCCAGCGTTTACAATTTCATAAGTTAATACTTCACCTAAAGCATCTACTGTTAATATATTAATAGATGCAACCTTTGTTGGGCTACCTCCTATTAACTTAAGTTGGTCAGGAAATATACTTTTCTCGTTATTAGAATCAGTTAAAAATTGATATAATGAAACAGTTGTATCTTCAGAGCCGTACCAGTCTAGCCCATTGGTACCAAATCTATTAACGTAAGTTATTGGATTAGGTAAGTTGTCTGCTTGGTATTGTCGTAAGAACTTATTATACGCTTTAATATACTTTGGCGTTGCATCGTAATTAGTAGCGTTTTTAGAGTCATTACGAACTACTCCCGTAGTTGCAAATGTTTCATTGTAATTTCTAAGATATTTAGTATATACGAAAGAAGCTACAAGGCTTTGTTTATTAGCACCCCTTAAACCCTCCCAGCGTTTTACAACGCTAGAGGGATTTGTATAGGTTACACCGTCTATTAAGTCCGTCCATCTTTTGGGAACTTTATTTAAGTTTTGTAGTGCTACTAAATATTCTTCGTATAAAACAATACCTAATGCATTTAATAATAATTCACGTTCATATTCTACAATATAGAAATCCAAGTCAGTTTGATTGGTTATACCAACATCTCCAACATTTATATCAGTATTGTTTGGGATATATAAATCCCCTTTTTGGAAATACGATGAATTAATTAAATTAGCCATTACTTATCAGTTTTTACTTTTTCTATTCAATTGTTTAAAGTTCCTTATGCTTTTGCAATAGCTGCTTTGTCAGTTGCAAAATCCCCTTTTACAAATGCAGGATAGTGATTAGATTTAACTCTTTGAACTAATCTAGCTTCTGCTAAGATAGTTACAAAGTTCTTAGTAAAGTCATCATTCTCATAACCTACGTCAAAACTTAAACCTTCTCTAAATCTTACACCAGCTTTACTGAAATCTCCTACTAAATAATCTCCTTCAGTAACTCCTGTGTTAGCAATAACTGGAATACCTTTTACAACCGTATTTGCGTTTGTAGAAAATGGAGGTAAAATATAGTGACCGTCAGAACCTTTTGCTAAATCCATTGCTGTAACATCAGAAGGATTCATAACAATATAATTTGCTTGAAAAAGTGCAATTGAAATTTGGTTGATAGCAACTCTTAATACATCAGCATTAATTGGAGTTACAACTTCATTAACTTGACCCGTAGCAAAAGAACCTGGAGTAAAAGCAGTAGCGTTAGCTAAGATACCCGTTAAGTTTTGTCCTGTTCCGTCTCCTGATAACAATTGAGCATCAATAGTTAAGTTAATTCTTTCAGAAAGTTCTTGGTTGATTTCAGACTCCATTAAAGGAATATCATCTAACATTTCTTTAGATACCTTGATATAAGCGGTAACTTTACGAACTGCTGCACTTGCAAGTACTAATTCAAAATCAATTTGAGCTTTAGCTGCTCCTTCAGCAGTCATTGCTGGTGCGCCTTCAGCGTTAGCTTGTTGTACCCACTCCCATAAGTTAGAACTAATTGTTCCAACGTTTACCAATTCTAAGATAAAAGGATTTCTTCTTACGATACGAGTAATTCCCGCTTCTCTTTCAGCTTGTGGTAATTGACCTGTTGTGCTTCCAGCCAACGTCATATTTCCAACTGCCTTCATTGTCATACGAATATTCGTTTTAGAATCTCCGTTCTTCATTGCTACTAACTTCTCTTTGTTAGCGATTAGCAATTCAGTTACTTGTGCTTTAAAAGAAACTTCTTTGTTCTCGTTTGCCTTATTTAATTTAGCAGTTAAACCTTCAATAACAGCACCTTGGCTTTTTTGAGCTTCAACTAAACTTCCATTAGAAGCTTCTAAACTTTTTACTGTTTTCTTTAACTCTACAGAGTTATCAGAAATTGCTTTTAAAACTTCAGGATTTACTTCTCTAAAAGCATCCTTTAGTTTTGTGTCCATACTAGCACCGATAGAAGATTCTATCTTTAACATAAGTGCATCAAATTCTTCTTTGTTCATCTTAACGTTTGTTTAAATTAAAAAATTGTTTTTATTAATCGCATCAATTATACTGAAAGTGCTTTCTGCGGCTTTCTCTTGAGTGTCTATTTTTCCAAGTAAATCAAGGAAAGACGGCTCTTTGTCAATGTTTGTTGTTGGAGTAATAGGGTTGCTTCCCATTGGTACGGCTGAACCCTCAATTACTTTTGCTTCGGTAACTACCCAAAAATACCCTAAATCTTCAGCATCTTTTTGGTTTATTACCTGTGAAATATATTTGTCATAAAAGTTTTTTTCTTTTTCGTAATCCTCATCGTTTATAGCCAATTCCATTTTTACGTACCTCATCCCTACTGAATGATTGTTTACGAATCCTTGTTTGTATTGGTCAAACATATATTTATTACGAGACTCTTTTACCTTTGACTCAAAAACTAAAGCTTGAGTTGTTCCAATAGCATTATACCCTAACTCTTTCCAAGTCATTGTTTCTGCGGTAGCTTTTAAATCGTCACCGCTTGATATAATTTTATCAAAAGAACTTGACTGGTGTTCCTGAACGTGCATTAT